GCACCATGATCCACCTTCTGTTTAATTATGTTTATTTGTTCAGCAGAAAGTAGTGAAAGAGCAGAACGAGTTTTCTCATTACTGTACCCATAATATTCTTTCACCGCTTCAAAATCACCATCGTGCTTTACTTTGTTCCATTTGGAAAAGCGCTTAGGATTCTTTCGTATAGTATTTATAAAAAAGTCGTTTTGAAGCTTATTATCAACATGGTGGTTGATATTCATCTCATTGGCGAGAAGAACTGTGTCTGGAAAATAGGAAAAACTGTGATTAATCATATAGGGAAGATAAGACTTTTCATCCAGATCATCCCTGATGATATCCTGCTTGCTGTTGATCGCTTTGACGAATTCAAATGGGCCCATAAGCAGAATCCAAGTGGCCAATATATTCTTCTAAAATATTTTGGGTGTATTCCTCAGTATTGATGTTGGGATTGATATGTGCTTTACCATAGTAAAGTTGTGGTACAACTCGATGGCCTTCATCCATAACGATAAAAGCTCGAGCATCATCATCGGCTTTAATATCTTTTATGATATAATTGTAACCCCATTGATCAAGCTTAGTCTTCATCATATCGCAATACACGCAATTGGGTTGTGTATACAGTGTTAGTTCGTGTTTCATTTCCATTCTACCTCCGCCATTAGTTCTGTTAAGCAGGCAACAACATTGAGTTCATGATCAGCCACAAAGGCATTTTTGTACTGGTAATCAGCAAGGATCAGTACTGCGCGCGGAATACTTCCAGGCTGAATAGTTTCGTACATGCTATCATAAATCTTTCTAAAGATTCCAGATGTGTCTGTATCTATATTGCTAGTTACCCAGCTTCTCATCTTTTTGAAGTTTTTAGCCTTAAGATATCCAATAAGGTCGTTAACAGAATTATTGGAAAGAAGACTAAGAATGCCAGTGTCAATACGACCGCTGAGAGAATATCTCTGACACTCATTAATAACTCGGCGCCAGTCAGGCGCAAACCTAATGATAAGTTCAGCCAAAACTTTTTTATCATATTCAATACCTTCCTGTTCTAGAATTTTAGTCAGACGCTTCATAAACTGCATAGACAGTTCGGCAAGCATCTTCTTATTAGTGTTGAACTCATAGACACCACAGCGTGAGTGCAATGGCTCAATGATACGATTCTTGAAGTTACAGGTGAGAATGAATCGGCAGTTACTGGAGAACTCCTCGATGAATCCACGAAGTGCAGGTTGGAATGATTGCGCGTTGAGGTAATCAGCCTCGTCAAGGATGACAACTTTGTATCCGCCAGTCAGGGATACAGAGGATGCAAACTGTTTAATCTTATTGCGAAGGGTGTCGATGTTACCTTCCTCGGAACCGTTGATCAGAATGTAGTCCAGATCAAGTTCGTTACACAGCGCTTTGGCCACAGTGGTCTTACCCAGACCAGCTGTACCCGTAAAGAGCATATTAGGAAGTTCTCCCGAAGCCAGGGTCTGCTTGAAGGTATCGAGCAGGGACTTCGGGAGAATACAATCATCGATCTTCTGTGGACGGTATTTTTCTACCCAGAGAAAATCATCATTCATTATATAGTGCCTTACTGTTAGAGTAAAAGATTATATCACAGTTAGGGGTCAATGTAAACAGGTTAGTAGTCTTTTTCAGCCTTGAGACCTGTAACGTAAGAGAATGAGCAGCCTTGAAGAAAGTAGGTCATGTGATCAAGAAGCTCTGTAACCTCTTCAGCTTTAAAAGTATGGTAGACTCGGCTGTGTACTTCACCTTCTGGATCATAGGTGATACGCTCAAAGGTGTATTCGTCGGTCCATTTATCCATGCTATTCTTCGTCCTCTGCCTCTGCGGCTTCTTGTTGACGTTCTTCGGTTTGCTGAATCAGCTGTACACACTGATCACGCAGTCCACCAACAGTGGACAGCTCTTCACCTTTGAAAGCGCCACGCTGCACGATTGCATCGATGATGGCGATGGAGGATCGACCCACTTTCAGGCCAAGCTCGTAAAATTGATTGTCGTTCATTAGAAATATTTCCTTTTAGTTTACTTTTTCTCGAGAGCAATCCAGTATTGGACATTGCGGTCAGTGTTCTTAAAGTGGCTGACCAATTTACTTGAAACCCGTACCTCGTAGTCACCAGGCATGAGTTTCAAATTATCGATACCGATGGTAAATCCACTACTAAGGTCGCCAAAGACTTCACCTTCCACACGAACTGTGAAGTTATTAGCCGTAGCGTTTTTAGTATCGGTAATAACCAGTTTGACAGACTCATCGTCTGCGTCAATGCGAATCTGCTTGTGACCAAGGGCCGAAGCAGCACGCTTGAGCTTGTTCAGGGTTTCCTGAGTCAAGGTGAACTTTACCTCTGGATCAGGCATGGTGACTTCCTTACTAGGAGGCTGAGTCAGCATATCGATGTCAGAGTAGTAATACTTGATGCTGGAACCGTTACCTGCCAGAGACAGGGAATCCTGATTGAACTGAATCTCAGCATCATCAACAAGACTCATGACACGCACGAGTTCAGTTGCATCGTAGATGCCAAAGTCCATAGGGATGGGTTCATCGAGCTCAATCTTAGCCATGACGTTCTTGGCCTCGGATACGATACTCAGTGACGTACCCTGTTTGAACACAATGTTCTGGTTAATTGACCCGAAGTTCTGTAGCACCTCGAGCATGTCATTCGCTTGCATTATCAATTCCTTCTTCTAAATCATGCGTGTGCATAGCCATGATCGCATAGTGGGCGATCTTCATCAGGTCATCGCGGTTGCGTCCACCTTTCTTTCCATAGCGCTGAGCGTACTTCATTACGTTGCCAAGACAAAAGCCCATGCCGTGTCCTGCGTCTACGATAAACTCAGTAGCCTGAAATCTCTGTTTGGAGTAGTGTGAACCATACGTCTTATCGATGTAAGAGTGCAGTTGGTCCATGATTTTGTCTTCACTGTATTTGTACATAATAAAGTCCGTGTTTAATCAGATATGTTATCATACCACATTCAGATAGGTTTGTAAACCTTTAATTACGGTTTTCTCGAAGTTTTTATCGTTAAACTTTCTGTTTCTAGGGGACGGGTGCGGGAGAGCGTGGTGGTGTACACCCATCTTGTCCAGGTACCAGGAAGCGTTGATCCCCAGAGCCAGAACGTTGTTGTAGTGCGACGACACGGACTTGATGTAGTCGGTGTCGATTTTGCTGGGGTGAAACTCGGTGTCAGCCACCAAGTTGGTAAAGCTGTAGTGCTTCACTCCCACCTGATCCATCCAGGTGTTGAGACGTTTGAAAGTCGGAGTGAGTTTCACTTGCGACTTCTTTCTGGGAGACGGAGACTCACCAATCACCAGAACTCTATTCATAATCAATCATACTCCATTTTACGTCGGCTTCATCAAACATCTGAACCGAACGTTGCCATGATTCTTTCCATGGGTCTTGAATCTTCATACGAGGTACAACGACTTTTTTGATACCAACCTGAATAATACCCTTTGCACAGTCTGAACAGACAGGCAAACCGTAGACATATAGAGTCGCACCGTTCAGCGAAACACCGTTGTATGTAGCGTTATATATCACATTCATCTCGGCATGTACAACATATTTGTACTTGATTTCGCGATTATCGTATCTAATTTTAGTATCTTCGATACCACGAGGGAAACCGTTGTATCCCTGTGACAGGACTTGGCCCTTTTCTCCGATGGCGACTGCACCGATTTTACTGGATGGATCCTTCGACCAGGTTGAGACTTCCTTAGCCAAAGACATGTAGCGGTCATCCCACTTCATAGCATGAATTCCTCTAGAGGTGATTTGGTTGGTGGATGGCCTTGACGCTGATCCCAGCCTGAGACCCATCCGGAGTTATTAGTTATATCACTTGATACGTGATCAAATGTGTTGTCGCTTCTTGGAACGTAGTTCTGCCCAAACCGTACAAAGTCACAAAGAACATCCTCGTTATCTCTGGGGGCTCCACCCATACGCTCACATAGGATGTCCATGAAAGCATCGGTGGTGTATCCAGACGAGAGCTTTTGCATACAACGTACCGCGTTGTTACCAAAATAGCCGTGTGACATATCGTCTACCAAGTCTTTGTGATAGTCACCTAGGTCATAGGAGAAAGCTGCGTAAACGAAATTGAATCGTTTGTGACCCTGACTCAGGTTGTACTCGTTGAGATAGTCAACAACTTGTTTGTGTGTCTTCTTGTCTCCCATGTGCAACCAATCGATCAGCTTATCCAAAAGCCCAGGTAGTTCTTCTGTAATATAATCAGTTACACTTACACCTTTACGTGGAGCCGGTGGTTGGTTACCGATAGATGTGAAGGTAGGAATCTTATTGGCTTTACGTTCCTTGATGTCTGAAATCATTTCATCCATAGATTCCATTGCACCCCACATATGAACACAGTTGTTACGATATCCATGATCACGGGTGAAAGACGCTCCTGAGCCTGTCGCTCGGTGTGCCATGTAAGCGAAGAACCAAGTCTTGAGGTCCCACTTGTCAGTCACGTAGTTATCACAGAGGTCCCAGTGTTTCTGACCAAGTGAGATGTTCTTGATCTGGTGATGACGCTTGGGAGTCTCGGATCGATACTTGAGGTCTTGTAGCACATTGGAGAATCCAGCGGCGTTTCGTGTATAACAATCATAGATATCGATTGCCTGCATTAAGGGATCATTGACTTCTCTATCTGCTTCAGGACCTTCGTACGGAATCTTTCCCCAGTTACAGTTGAGCTGCAGCCATTTAGCACGTGGGTAATAATAATGAACTAACACGTCGATGGCTTCTTCATTTAGCCATTTCATTCACCCCACTCCCGGAAAGAGTTGGTTTCTTTGATGATGTTGATATTCTGTAGAACCGGCTCCTTTCCCACGTTCCAGAATAGAATATCCTTGTCAGAGTTCTTTGGGATATATTTCCACACCTTTCCGTCATAAGTGTCGATCACGGGGAAATCTGGTAGGTTCTGGGGCTGTTCTGCCTTAGTAAAGGCAAGTGGTTCTGAGACGGCTTCTGCCTTACCTAACTCACCGTCTTTCATGTTTCGTGCCACACAGACAGATACAAACTCAGTATCCGGCCAGGCGATTTGCAAAGCACGAGTCAGGACACCGGTAGATGTTGCACAATAGACTTGATCAGGTGGATCGATCTTCATGGCAGTCTTGATGATACCAGCCGTGACCATCTCGTGCTTCAAACCAAGCGGGATGAAGAAAGCATTATCGTGTTGATCAGCCCATTCCTTAGCAATCTTGTTCAGGTTAGGCATCGCAGCGATTCTGTGGAAAGAAACCTCGGCACCACGTTCGATACAACAGGCCTGATGCATTGAGATTTGCTTAGATGAAGGCATGAAGAGTTTGACGTATTTGTCGTGATGACTTGCCACGTCTAGAATCGACACACCGGCCAAACCGGTTCTGGGTTGTACATAAACCAGGGTATCAATATTGTCGGGTAAAGAGGAGATCAAACAGTCTCCACCTCTGACTTTTGAACCCACCAGGTAGTCGTCACGTACAACACGGATACCTTCATGTTCGGTAATGACGGGAGGACCGTATGGGTCTTCCCAGTCTTTTGCTAAATCCAAATAGTATTCTTGACATTCTTCTGGACTGGACCATGGAAAAGGTCGGATGTCCTTGTTAACTCCGTCAATGACGTGATTGTTATGAGCCATAATAAAACCTAAAATAAAGTTACAGTTGTCACTCCAAAATCGTTTCTACGATAATAAGGTGGTGCAATGTGGAAGCTGGAACCAAACTCCATGTATGTCTCCGCATACTTCTTAGGGTCCATGAGATACCATTCCACAGGGGCCATGACCGTATCGACCTTATGGCTATTTAGCTCAGTGATAAACTTGCTTGTAGCGGCACGTCGATCGGCAAGCGATCCGTAAAAAGGAGTTCCCTTATAGAATCCGGATTTGGGAATCTTACGGCCTTCCCATTCCACTGGTACAGGATAGGCGTAGGACACATGGCAACCGTATTCCTGCTCAAGCTCGGTTCCCTGTTTGACGTACTCGGCAATCATAGAGGTCAAGTCAACCTTCCAGTCATCTCTTCGAAGGAGATGGTGGCGAATGTCAATCGAACCAAAGCAAAGAGTGATATCACCTTTGATAGGCATGTCTCGAAACATATTCTTCAGACCAAACTTCAAAGCACCATGCAGAGTTTTACCGTCGTTACGTAGTACAGCATCATTCTGATTACTGAATGCAATCGTATGACTGTCACCCATGGTGATGCCGGTTACAACGCGATCCTCTTGTTTCAGTACTGGCACATTCTTTTCAAAGGCTTCTAGTTTATCAAACCATTCATCAGTGAAACCCTCGTATGTGGTTTTAGCACCAACTCGCTTTCGAAGTGAATCACTGAGTTCAAAAGGCCAGTCAAGACATACGACTCTCTTACACTGCATGACCAGATTCAATCGGTCAAACAGTTCTTGGTTTGCACCACCAAACAGATTCAGAGAACCTGAGTAGTTTGCACCAAAGTCAATGTAGACGGTATCGTGTTTCAGGATATTCGCTGAACATTTGTGATCGATATCGGCATCCAAATGCGAAGCCCACACCTTAGACCATCCTAGGGTGTGGGACTTTTCGTTAACTGGAATGTTGTTGATAGGGTTAGTTATAACAGCCATTATTTCACCAGATCAAAGTGTCTTTCATAAACGTGCAGATTCTGTACCTGCCAAGTGATCGTACCGACTTCAATGTCTTCACCTTTGTCGTTAGGGAGACTACCACGAGACACGTTGTAATCACCAGTGAGCTCAGTGAGAACGTTGTGTTGCCAGGCATAATCATTCTTGTAACCGTATACTACATCATTTGAACGCATTTGTACAACACAATTTAACTTACCATCACGAATGTAATAGGTAACGGCATTGGTGCAAATAAAGTCGTTCTTGCCGTTGTCACTGTACTCATACCAGATGGACGGACGAGTGTAGATCATAGTCGCACGACGACTGTCTGGATTGATCACAAGTTCATCCAGAGCTTGGCTGTATTGATCATAGTATCGATCGGAATAGATCAGTTTACCATAGTTGGAGTTGATCTCGCCGTAATCATTAGCAGCCAACTGCCAAGCTTTGGGTGGCTGATCGCCATACTCGATATCATTGATATTGGTGGACATCTCATTGTACCAATCAAGTTCAGCCTTGACGTAGTCTTCATTGACAGTACCAAAAATAGCTGGTTCATCTGCAACGAAAGAC